AAGAAAGGCAAATGAAACAGGCAAGGAGAAAAAGATAATGGCTGCAATGGGTGTTGAAGAAAGAGTAAGGATTATAGCTGAAGTAGTTACAAAAGGGCTTAGTAAGTTAGGAAACATAAGTAAAGGTATTTCTACAGTTCAACGGAATATAAGCAATAATGTGCAAGAATTTGGGAAAGTGATTGCTCAACCATTAGATAATTGGAAGCAATTTAATAAAGAAGGTAGGACATTTGAAACAAGAGGGGGAAGATTAGCAAATACTCTCAGGATGGCAACACATGGCCTTAGAGGGTTCCGTATGGAGATGCTTGGAGTTATGTTCTTTGGAATGAATCTTCAAAGAATGTTTCTTGGATTCCTTCAACCAGTAATGGAATCTTTTGGAGTATTTGAATTATTTAGAGATTTACTGCTTTTAACATTTCTTCCAACTATGGAATCCTTATTAGAACCAATGCTTAAAATATTTGATTGGTTTGTTAATCTACCACCATCTACTCAAGAGGCAATAGGAACTTTTGTGCTTTTAGGTTTAGCCTTAAGTACTCTCCTTATGTATTTTGGTGTAATGGCTTTAGGTATAGGAAGTATTATTCAGATACTTCCTATATTAACAGGATTATTTGCACCTATAGGTATAGCTTTAAGCGGGTTAGGAGTAGGATTTTTAGCTTTTTTTGCTGTTATTGGCTTATTAATTTTAGGATTTATAATTGCTTGGCAAGAGAATTTCGGAGGAATTAAAGAGTGGGTAGAAGTATTATGGGAAGGAATCAAGATGATTTTCAGCGGAGCATTAGATGTTATAACTGGGATAGTACAAGCAGTTATAGCTATTTTTAAAGGGGATTTTGATGGATTTGGTAAAGCTGTCGAAAAAATATGGGAAGGGATTAAAAATATAGTAGGTGGAGTATTTAGAGTTATTGTTGGACTCGCTATGACATTCATGCTCTCTATTGGAAGGATAATTTTAGGGATATATGCCTTTTTTTATCAAGCTTTTGAAAGAGTATTTAGTTACTTAAGAGATGCTTGGCCTAAAATAAAAGAATTTTTCCTTAATTTATTTTCAAAAGATTTTATAAAAAAAGCTTTTGATTTTGGTGTGGATTTTATAAAAGAGATGATAGAAGGAATAAAATCTGTTGCTAAGCTTTTAATGGATGCATTAATATCAACATTACCTAAATGGGCACAAAAGGCATTTGGTGGTGGTGGTGGCGGTGGAAGTGGGGGTCATGTTGATGATTTTATATGGAGACCTGGTTCAGGACCAGTTTCAATAAATCCAAATGATACTATTGTTGGAGCTAAGGGAGGATTAGGTGGAATTGGAACAACTGTTAATCTTTCTGTAAACTATAATGTTAATGTTTCAGACAAAGCAGAATTTGAAAGAATGATGGATAATAATAACAAAAGTTTAGTTGATGATGTTAAAAGAATGATAGGTGCATAAATATGACAAACAATATAATTTTAGATAATGGTGGAACAAATCAATTAACTATTTATACAACCTTTGTAGAAGAATTAATGAGTAATGCTTTGTCTAAATTGATTCTACCAACTGGAACTGCAAATAGTGGTTCAGGACCAAAGGATACAAAGATAATCAATTTACTAAAAATTCTTAAATTATTTACTATAGATGGCAAAATTGCATCAGCAGATAGAACTAAATTAAGAAATCTTTTTGATACTGGAAAGATGTTTACATTAGTTTATGATAGTACAAATTATACAGTAGTTATAGAAAAATTATCAATCAAAGAAGAACCAGAAGATGCAGGTTCAAGCTCTCCAGAGTATTATGTTATTAAAGTAAATTGTGTTATAGGGGTATCTATCTAATGGAAGTTAAATATATTGTGGGAATATTTGTAATTATCATTGCAGTCTTTGGTAGCATTACCCTTAAATGGGAATTTGATAAAGATTGGATAACACTTTCTAGGGATGGAGTTATAATTGCAAAAGAGAAATGGGTAGTTGAAGCAGAGCGAACCTATATAAATCTTGACAGTTCATATGATAAGACTGTAAAATGCCCTAAAATAATTAATATGGGTGGCTATAAAACAGCAACAAGATGCTACTACCCGAAGAATTATTACGAACAGATGAGCAGAAGCCTTATCAATACTAAATTAGAGTTCATAAATCTCACAGATACTTTTTTAGTCAGGAAAAGCTCCCCAACTTATATGTATGGAACACAGGGTGCTTATGCAGGATATGTAGTTGAGGAAATGACTTTTGACACCAAGACAGAAAGAATGGAGGAATTTCCAAAGAAGTATACTGTTAATTGGAGTCCAAAAGACACAAGGAACTACAAGCTAATCTGGAGAATAGAGAACTTAAAGCAGATAAATCTTCCTAATGGAGAATATCATAACTGCAAATATACTTTTGGAAATATCAAGATAGACTTAAAAGATGAGTGCAGTAAATTAGAGAAGGCAGTAATCATAGACCAGAATAAGATTTACTTTTATTTTATCAATGCAAGGGGAGACCAATTATTTAATTTAAAATTAGTGGATCCAACTGTTTATCTGAGCCTAGAAGGATTATCACAGAATATCACTGCTGAACTTAGTAGCATAATAAATATAAGTGCAAACATTAGTGATGATACTATTTGTGTTGATGTAGACCATCCTGATTATGGGATTAATTATTCAACTGGAATAAACTCCACAACTTTTGATTTGAACATTACTTACTTTAGACAGGATAAATTTAATGATTCTTCAACTTCCAAAACATTAACAAGTTCTGGGCAATTAGGAATTACTATGGACAACAGGAGTGATATGCTAAATACAAGCATTGATTTAACCAGCAGTGGAACTACAAGTGGATTGTCTTTGGCTTATGGAACTGAAGGAGAATCTTTTAATGGGGAACTGCAAGGAGACAGATTGATTAATACTGAATTTAAATATTCTGATAGTTTGTATAATAAGACAAACATAACATTTAGTGAAACAGGTTCTAAATATATTTATTTTAATGTAAGCAATCATCCTTCTAATACAGAAAACTTAACTTTCCAAATAAGCGGTTTTGAAGCAGACGAAGGAAATGAAGTTAATTTTTATGATTATTTTGAAGAAATAAATAACAGTTTAAGTTATTACAATGAAAGTATAAACTTGGCTTATCCTCTTGGTCTTTTTGATAATTTTGAAATAAATACAAGTGAATATTGGGATGTTACTGAAAGTACTGGACAAGGTAGTGGAGATTCTGCTACTGTTATAAATGCTATAAATAGTTACTATAATTTACATACAGCAACATCAGGTTCTGGTGCTACAGAAACAAGATATGTTGCATCAAATTATGATAATCTTGATTTTAGAAATAATACAATTATAAAATTGGACGCATATCTTGGTGGTTCATGCTGTATTGGATATTATTCTGGTTCAGTAAATCCTACATTATATCTTACAGATGGGACAAATAGTATTTTAATAGAATCCCGTAGTTATGGGACAACAAGTGCATGTAATAGTTATTTTAATGGAAATTTAACAATAGAACGAGATAACACAACAACAGATAATTGGCAGGTCTATGCAAGTGGTAAATATTATAAAATATGTGCAGGTTCTGTTAGCGAAGATAGAACTGTATCCAATAGTAATGAAAGAAATATAAGCACAGCTTCTTTTGATGATACAAAAAAATGGAACATAAAAATGTATACATATAATACTCTTGGTTCAGCTGGTGCTGGTGGTTATGTACATTCTTATGTTAATATGTACAGAATCTGGACAAGCGGAATTTATTTAAATAAAACAGATAATGCAATAGGTTATAATTCATCTACTGGAAATTTTACTTCAGATATATTCCATACAACTGCAAGTAATATTATTGCTGCAACATTAACATCTGTAGAATATAAACCTTCTGGAACAAATATTTATTATTATCTTTCTGCAGATAACACTAATTTTGAGCAAGTTTATTCTGGAACTCGCCATGTATTCACAAACAGCGGAAAGAATTTAACTTATAAAGTTATGATGAACACAACAAATACAACTTTTACTCCAGTTGTTTATAAGTTAAACATCCAAGTTATTTCATTAGAAATAGAAAATGTTTCTATAGATTTAAGTGATAATCATGTAAATGAATGGACTTATACAGGAGTTTTAAATTCCACAACTAGTCCACAAAATGTTACTTTAAATATTTCAGATTTAGGTTCAAGTGTAGGAACTGATTATATTATAAAAATTGAAACAGATAACGCAGGAATTTTAGAAATAAATAACTTTAATCAAAATACTTCAATGAGTCCTATTGAATTAATTGCTTCAGAATTTGAAGAATGTAACAACTGCAAGATAAATTTTACATTCTCTGGAGATAATTTAACAGTAGATGATTTACAATTTGATTATATTGGTGGGAACAAAACATATACTGTATTGGCCCATGATGATACTTATTCTATTAACACTTCTTATAATATTATATACTATCATTCTAAATGGGATTATTCCTTTCCTAGTTATGTTGATTATCTGGAATTTATCCCTAAATCTTCAACTACAAAAAATGTAACTCCTTACGGGCAGGATAGCACAAGGCCAATATTAAACATAACTAATTTGGGATATGGAGGGAAGAATGCAAACTTTTCAATGTATCTAAACGAATCTTACTCCTGTGTAAATCTAACAGTTGCTACATCAAATAATAAAACTGCAGGGACTTTATTAGCTAACAGCACTTGGAATGATTTATCTACAAACACAACTTATCTATCAACAAATGGTTGGTGGATGTGGGCAGATTACCAATGCACTTATTCAGGTTGGAAATTATGGGAACCTTTGCTTTCAATAAGAGGATGCTGTTTTAATTGTGATGTATGCAGTGAGTTGGTGGTATAATGGCAGTTAGAAATATACAATCAATTAAGCCTAAGATATGGATTCCCCCACAATATTCTGCTATCTATAAACTTGTTGTTGAAAGAAGTAATGGAACCCTTGATGACTTAACTGACCTGGCCCATAGCATTGAAATTGAAGATGGTGTAACTGAATCTGTAGGAAGATTCTCTTTTGAGCTTTGGAATCCAAATGAAACTTATACAGGTGTATGGACAGGAATGGAAATTGTAAGATATTATTCTGATTATGGAACAACTGCTTCAACACTTAGGTTCAGGGGAAGGATAGAAAAAGTTTCTTATCAGGATAATAAAATAAGAGTTACTGGAAGGTCAGAATCACTTAAGCTTTTGGATATTTCTGTAACAAAACAATATACTCTTTCTGATACAGGAACAATATTAAATGATTTAATCAGTAATTATGCTTCTGATTTTACATCAACAAATGTAGATACTTCAGGAGTTTATCTCTCTCCTAAATGGTATCAAAAACCATTTTGGGAATGTGTGCAAGAATTATGCACTGCTGCAGGGTTCGATTGTTATGTTGATTCTGCTTTAGATTTTCATTACTTTGAAACTGGAAGTGTAACAAATGAAGATGAAGGTATAGTCCATACTTATAATCTCATTGAAGTTGGAGAGTTTGCTGAAGATATTAGTCTTGTAAAAAACAGGATTATAGTTTATGGTGCAATTCAAAAAGATACTCAATTAATTTATACTGCAAAAGATACAACTTCTCAAACAGATTATGGTATAAGAGAGCAGATAATCAATGATGAAAATATAACTAATTATACACAAGCAAAAGATTATGCAGACTATTTATTAGCTGAAAGCAAGGATCCTCCAGTTGTAGGAGAAGTAAAAGGATTGCTTCTTGCTACAATTCAACCAGGAGATATGATAAGAATTTCTTCTCCATTGGATAATCTTCCGCCTGGAAGTTATAAAGCAATAAGTTACAAGCACAGCATTGGAGAGAGTGGATTATTTACTATAATAAGTGTAAACAAAGAACCAAGAAGGATAAGCCATATAATGAGGGATAGGATACAGCAAGAGTATCAAAAGCAGGATACTTCCTTAAATCCTTATGAGATGAGGTATTCATATAATTTCTTGTTTGAATTAGATAGTGGAATACATGTTAATACAGAAATAATAGATGGGGTTCTTAAGCTAAAGAATGGACAATCAACTGGAAATTGGATAAGCGAATTGTTAAGTGTGCCTTCATTAAATTCTGTATATATAATTATAAATGGAGAAACAATTACTGGTGCATTATTTTATTTATCTGGAGATAGTGGAACTACTTGGTATAACATTACAAACAAAACAAAGATAGGACTTATCGGAAATGGACTGCAAATAAAAGTTGTAATTTCAAATACTGATACTCAAATAACAAGCTTAAGTTTATTGTACAAGACGGATTAAAATGAAAATAATACAAAATATATTCAACAAATTTATGAGTTGGCTTGATGACTATTACAGTAAAGATGAAAGAGCAAAGATAAAAGAATTAGAAGAAGTTATTTCTAAGAAAACAATTTTGTTAGATAGCAATATTGTTATATTTAATGAGAACCAATTAATAATCAGTAACTTAAAACAAACAATAGACTCCATCAATGAAAAAAAAGTGATAGAAGAAGAATTAGAGGTGTATTGGAATAATAAAAGACCTAAATCAACTATCAAGCATCCTGCAAGACCTATCAGAAACTCATCAATACTTGTGCCTGTCAATCCACGAATTTTCTTTACAAATGATTCTGCTATCTTGAATGTAAGTGGAACAACTAATGATGAGAAAGCAAAGAATTCTCTCTTATGGGTAATAGCTAACATTAAATACACTTCGGATTCAATTCAGTTTAAGATTCCTGAGATGTGGTTATTTGCTTTTGAAACATTTAAGTTAAAGATGGGAGACTGTGAAGATGGAGCAATCCTCTTGGCTAATATAATGCTCAATGCAGGAATCCCTTATTGGAGAATAAGGCTCAACGCAGGGGATGTAAAAGATTTTAGTCATGTGTGGGTCTCATACTTAAGAGAGAAAGATGACCAATGGGTTGTCTTAGACTGGTGCTATTATCCAACTGCTCAGGTAAAATCTCTTAATAAACTGTACAAAGATGCAGAAAATTATCTTACCACTTGGTTTAGCTGGAATTTGAAATACACATTCAAAGGAGAAAAATTAAGGTAGGGAGGGAAACATGAAACATAAACTAGATTTGGAAGTAATAGCTAATAAATTAACAAAAGAAAAACTATCTTTAGCTAAGTTAGGGATTGGAATAACAGAAATAAGAGAGTTAAAAGACAGAGGGTATAATGTTAAAAGTGAAGCTTATAACAAAACTAATCACTATTGGATCAAAATAATGGATAATGATAATCATTTGATTATAAGCCCAAGAAAATCTGTTAGTTCTATTATTAAGTTTGTTGAATTAAGCGATATTCATGCAGGTTGCTATACTTTTGATGATAAAGGCCTTGACTGGTGCTTAAATGAAGCAAAAGACAGAGGGTTTAAGCATATCCATAACTCAGGGGATGTAGTTGATGGAAAGGATGTGTACAGGGGACATGTAAACTATCTAAAATATGTAAGAGAAGAAGATCAGGTTAAATGCATTGTAGATATAATTGGAAAATATCAAGACACTTTTGATTGGATTGCAATAGATGGAAACCATGATATGAGTTGGATTAATAAAGGAGCCCCTAGTCCAAACAAATTAATCAGCAAAGCGGTTAAGAATTATACTTACCTTCCAGGAGCAGGAGCAGATAAAGTGGTTAGAGGAGATTTGGTAATAGATGGTGTTATGAAAAGAATGGTACATCCTTGGAGCAATAGTGGAAGAGGAACATACGCAAAGAGTTATCCTGGACAAGTATACCTGAGAAACTTAATGGATAACAATGTACAGTTTGAAATAGGCAATAAGAAATATCATTTAAGTTTATTACAATATGGACACCTGCACTTTGATATGATGTATCAAACTTTTGGAGTGATTGTCACTCATCCAATGAGCTTCCAAAAGCCAAATGATTTCACAGAAGGAAAAGGAATAGTTGGTCCTAGAGGATGCAGATTAACTGAGCTAGTAATCCATGACGGAGATATCTTAGAGCATAAGAGTGAGTCTCTAAATGTTCCGGAGAATTTATAACTAAAAAAAGAAACATTTATAAATTATAAATACTTTAGTGTGTTGTTCATAAACTCATGGAGGAGAAAAATATGGTAAAAATAAACTATAGTGTATGGATAGGCTTGAAGAAGTCATTGAAGAACTGGTTGATAATGTTTGGTCCAGCAATATTAGCTTTTTTAGCTAATGTTCCACCACAGTATGCAGTAATTACAGGGTTTGTAGCTTACTTCATAAAGAATTGGCTTGAAAACAAATAAAAAGTTTACCCCTATATAAAAAGTAAACCCTATCTTTTATTGGTTCTTAGGGTTTACTTTAATATTTCTAATCGCTTAGTTAAGTCCCTCTGATACTGTCTTTCTTTGAGAATCCACATCTTATAATTCTTGACTCTTCTTCTGCTTTTCTCAATTCTCTTTTCAATTAAGTTTATCATCCATTTCATTTTTTAATCACATCCTCAAAAGCTTCTTTTACATAATCCCAATCAACTACTGCAATACCATTCTCTACATGAACTCTTTTCTTTAACCATTCAACTTGCTTTTTCTTTTTATTCAAAAACATATGCCAATATCTATGAACTGATTGACAAGGAAATAATTTGAGATTTTGAATATTATTATTCTTTGGATTACAATCAATATGATGAACTATCTCATCCATTGTTAGTTTTCTACCTAAATATTTTGCCATAATCCTTCTTGCTCTTTGATGATATTGAATTAAAGTAACATTCTCTCCTTTCCAAGAATTATGATTTTCTAATTCTTTCCCTTCCATATTTTTATTTCCAATCATAGATTCAGAAATTTTATCTTTTACTGTTTGTGTTTGTTTCCGTCCAGTTAATCTATCTCTTATTTTATCATTTCTACATTTAGTAAACTTACCTTCTTGCCAAGCTTTTTTGACTCCATCTCTTATTTTTTCATTCTTATTCAATGGTTCTGGTTTCATTTTAAACAATAAATATTTGTTCCCTTTGAATCTTTCTCACCGACAATAATCAACTGCTTTATCCTGAGATTCATTAAAATTTTGTGTAATGTCTTTGGTTTCATCTTCATTTGTTGAGTAAGAGTGTTGATAGTTTGTGGTTGATCACTTTGCAAAAAACAAAGATATAGCTCTATCTCTCTGCGAGTCAAGCTATTCTTTAATGCAAAAATTAATCCTTCTAGTATTCCCATTTTATTTGTTTTTGATTAACTGCTCCTTAGCCATCTGTAACCCTTCATTAGAAAGTAATCCTCTCTCATTCAAATCCTCAAGCTCTTTTATTTTGTCTCCAATAGATTTCTTATCTTTGTTTTCATTGGTGTAATCAACTTTTACTTCACTGCTTTTTAATTCTTTCTTAATTGTTTGTGGTTTACTCTTTTCATAGTTTTCTTGTGCTGCAGAAGAGGAGGGTACTTTCTCCTCTTCTAATAGATCTACATCTTTTATACAAGACGCTTTATAAGTTATCTGTTTTCCATTCTCATCTGCCTGTGTTACTTCATAGGTATCTAAGTTTAATTCAACTTGGTTCCCTATGTAATCCTTTACACTCAATGGTTTAGTTGCATCAAACTTCCACCCTAAAGCCTTAAACACTTTTGTTATCCTGGAGTTTGGTGTTACAGCAGTTCTTGGATTTCCGTCTTTGTCTTTGTATTCACTATTTAGAACTAAAGGCAAAACTAAATCTTCTGTAACGTTCTTAGCTCTTTGTATTATTATCTGCTTCTTTTCTTTTTTATCATGTATAGAAAACATCAGAATAATCTGTTTGCCAAATTTTCCTTCTATTGGTGTTCCATCTTGTTTTTCTCTTGGCTTTACTTCCAAAAGAACTCCTATGTAATATCCCTTTTCTATCAAAGGTTTTCTTTCAAATGTTGCTGTCTTATCTGAGACAGGTAGTTGCATTCCATTTTCCATTTTAGGTCTCCATCCTGCTTAAACTTTATAGTTAAGTAAGGATAATGAAAGTATATACTCACTACTATTTAAACCTTGTGTTTGCATGTTTCGCATAGGTTCCCAAAGCCTAATTCTTTTAGCAGCTTAGATATGAAATCACAGCTTAAAGAATATTCTTTATTCTTGTTAATCCTGTAGTCTAACTCATTTTCTAAGAAAGGTTTGTCTAATTTAAGGTTCCATTCAGTCAGCATTTGTATTGCCTGTTGGCTTCCATAACATTTTTTAAGCTCATTAGCAAGTATAAACATTACTCTTTTAGTACCATCTCCAACCTTGTTAAAGTCTCCATAGAACATAAACTCAACACATGGCCTTAACCCATCTCCTTGCGGGTTAATCCATTGATTAAGGCTCATTCCATTGCTGCTTCTTTTTCTTTTGTTCTTTAAAGACCTAAGGTATTCCTCAACTATTTCTTGTATGTTATGAGGGTTGCTTAGCCTTATTTCCCCTAACCTAGGGTATATTCCATTGGTTTCATTGCAGATATAAGGCACAAAGCTTACATCTTTATATGAAAAACCCACAAAAGTTTTGTAACCTATCTTGTTCCTGCTCATCTCACTTCTGATAAGGTGGCCTTGTCCTACCAGTTCAGCATCAAATTTCCTTAATTCCAATCCCCAACAGGAGATTATTTTTTCCCTTAACCATTGCATAAAACTTGTAACAAACCTTTTTTTACTGTTGAATATCTCTAGTATAGCATTTTGTGTACTCAATGGTAAGCTCAACAAGCATTTAAAGTCAAAATAAAGGTGTATATGAAGGCTTTTGTTTCCAGAGTAGTAATACATAGGTTGAAACCCTTTCCCTTCTAGAATCGCTCCTATGAGCCTTGTAGCATCATAATTTAGTTCATAATTAGGATAGTCACTTTCAACTACTATTTCATTCCTTAGCAAAGACCTATGTATTTCATAAGCATTTTGCAGTTCCACAGCCTTAAGCTTAAAGAAATTAAGCCATTTTGTCCATTTATTTGTTTCAGTATCCCTAAAGGAAAACTTCATTTCAGAATCGCTTAAGTCAGATAGTTTAAATAAATGGAAATACCTTTCTGTAGCAATACACTTGTTGGAATCTCCCCAATGGTAATCCCAAGCTTTATAATCCTGTTTTGAATCAACAAACATCATTTTTTAATTCCTTAAGTTTATGTGCAATAAACTTCTTGCATTTGATACAATAAAATCCTGTTTTTGGACTTTTGAATCCTCCTGTTAGTATAACATAGTGAACTGTTTTTCCACAACCATGTGGGCACCAATACCTTTTGTCTTTAATTTTATTCCCACCACTAATTTTGTATCTCGTTCTCATTTTGCATAATAAGGTTTTATATAAATATCATCCTCTATTATTAATCCGCTATCTAAAAGGATTAAATAAGCTTCTCTAAACTGGCCTTTAGTCATTTCTTTCAAAGCTAACTCCATTAAATCATATTGTGCTATCTTCTTAAACTCACATACTTCTTTGTATAAATACTGAGAATTCTCTGGGAGATAATCTATTTTATACCTCAAGGGCAAGTTTCTTATCACATCCCCTTTTATCCAAGATTTTATAACTTCAGTCCATACAGTTTTGAGGAGAATATAATCTTCATCTTTCGGCTTGAAAGAAATGTCATGCTCAAACAAGCAACGAGCTTTTACAATTCCATCCATAACTCTTTCTATATGGTGCCTATGCCTGGAATCATAGTGATCCTTTAAGTCCTTGCTTAACAATGGAATCATATCACTCAACACTTTTTCTATTTTATCTTCATCATATAAAATTTTGACGGTCTGCAAGTAATCAATTATTCCAATCCAATCAGAATTGTCTAAATTGAAAGTGTATTCTTCATACTCTGACCTCTTGCATTGTCTTACCATTTCAATATGCTCATCAGTCTGGAAATATATCAACCATCTTGAACAAAAGCTTTTGTCCATCGTCTGCAATAAGTCTTCCATAACATGGATCCCTCTAACCGGGTTTGTTGCTGCAATTACTCTTGAAGTCATATTTACATTAACACTTGATACTCCGCTACCTGCCTCTCTTTTTTGATGTTCCAATAAATCATTCATAATGGCTACACCTTCTTCTCTCTGCCCTCCATCCTTTGTAGTTTTTGTGTTAATAAGGCATCTCAAGAACTCATCACAAAACGCAAACCTGTTGCTCTCAGCTAAATATCCTAGTTTTGCAGGGTGATATTTAAAGGATGGAACTAATCTCTTTAATGTTGAACTGCTCCCAGAAAATATGCTTCTTGTTTCTTTGCTGTTTGCGTGTAACCCACCTAACAACACAGATTTACCGCTTTGCTGGGGTCCAACAATCCATAAATGGAAAGGGTATTCATTGACAATCCCTTCTTTTGAGTGTAACAACCAAGCCCAAACAAGCCATTTGAACCAAGTTGGATGCTTCATAACATAAGTTTTCTTGTACTTTTTAGAGTAAGCAGCAAATGGATAATCAAATAAATTAGTTTTTGTGATATTTAATCTCCTCAAATTTAATCTGAATTCTTCATTATCTTTGTATTTTATTATCCTATTTCTTATTGTTTGTGCAAATAAATAAGGCAACTTTGTTGGTAATTTAGAACTGTCTGTAAGCATTTTGTAGTCATCAACTTGTGTTGTTACCCCTGTAATAATGTAATCCCCAATAGCTATTTCATCAGGAGTTAATAAGATAAGGTCTTGGTTATGCTCTGAAATAAACCTGTATACCCTAAACTGCAGTTCTATTTCTTTAACCACATTATATTCTGTCTGGCTATACTTCTGTCCAAAAAGAACTATCCATTTTTTTAATGGCTCTTCTGTTTCTTTAGCTTTTCTTTTGCTTTCTATAAGTGCAGCAACAGTAACTTTTTGGGGGTATTCATATATCTCAGCTACAATTTTGCCATAAAGGGTTTTTTCCCTGCTAATATAAAATTTGATTAATCCTGTCCTGGAATAAACACCATTAGTCAATTTAGATAATTGCCTGTAATTGTAAGGCAAATGAATCCCAATTACTCCTTCTGTACCATAACCCAACCTAGCATACTTTTCTATTATTTCAGGATCCATATAATCTTCTTTTTCTTCATACAAACTAATCTGCTTTGTATATTTGTACCTGTCAATTTCCTCATCAATAAATGCTAGTTCATCCGGGATTACACCTTGCTCTATAAAGAAAGATTTAATGTCTTTTAATATTTCAATAAGCTTGTCTCTTTTCTTATTATCTTCCACTACTTCTGGGATTTCAGAGCATTTTATTGCCAAATCCGCTTCAATCCTATTCCAAAAAACAAAACTACTAAATTTAGTTTTGAGAAGATCCATGATGATTGCTCTCTGGCTTGAGGAAATGATTTTATCCATTGCGTTCCCTCACTTCATTAATTTCGCAATTAGAACTATGAAACTTTTTTTTTATTCCTGTTTTTCTATCAATAAACTCTACAAATTCGCCTTCAGAAATAGTATATGAATCTACTGTAAATGTCAAGATAATTCCTTGAAGTGTCTTAATACTTATATGATACTGCATTCTCTCAACCTCTTTCTCATTCTCATTTTTATCCTAAAATTTTTGTAGTTTAAATAACTTTTGTTAATTTAATATCCAATCTTAATTTTTTTTTATGCAATTCGTTGAGTATATACTCTAATGTAAGTTTCTCATCTCCAAAGTATAATTCATCTATGGTTGTCATTTCCTTTTAATCCTCTTTGTATGCTCCAATATCTTAATTAGCTCAGGGTTGTATTGGTTATAAAAACTTGTTTCAAGACGATTTAATTTAAACTTTATTGCTATATGCCCTAAAAAAGTAATAAGTATGATAATTATAATAAATATAGGAATAACCACTAAGTTATTGTTAAATCCATACACTTTCAAAAAGACAGAGATTAATAAGAACTTCTGCATTAAATCTGATGGAATCCCAACATAACTAAGGGATTGGTTAAAGCATAGCTTAACATAAAAATAACCATCTAAGATTTTTCTGAATTTAGACATATTCTCCTCAATTCCATTCTTAAACAAGTTTCAGCACCATACCCAAACAAAAAGTATTTATCAATAGCTTCCTGGATTGTTAGATTCTGCTGAAAGATTAAGTCGCTAAACCTAAATATATCATTTGGGTTTTGTATTCTTTCTTCAAATATTTCTACCGCTTTATCCTCATCAAACCAGTATGATCTTCCTTCAGTTAAACCAATTAGGTAACCTACTACAAAAACCATTATTAAAATTGCTACAATAAGCATAGATGAATTACCTTCTTTTATTTTTAATGTCATCTCATCTGTTTTTGGTGTCATCTGCTTTCCCCTTTTTCTTTAAGCTATCTTTTATCTGTGCCCTCAAGTTTATATCATGTTGGGATAACACTTTTCCAATAACAAGATAATTAACATTGTATACATTCTTATCTGTGTAAAGGACATGATTAACTTCTTTCCTGTCTTTGTAAGCTTCTAACATTGCCTGTGCCCATTTGTGAGCAAAAACATTAAGGAACTCTCTAAAAGCTGTGTCCATTATAACCATAGTGACTACCATTTTCTTCATTGTTCTCATTATCCTGCAAGTTCTGCTGTGGAGATAATACTCATTAGCTTCTTTTTTTGTCATTTTAGCATCCTTGGAAATCCCTCTAATATAAACATCAGACCACTCTTTCATTGCGTCTTCATAAGCTTTGTCAAAGATTATTATATTTTTGTTGTACCAATAATCAGGAATCTCTTTAGTGAAATGTTTGTCAAAGATTCTCTCAAATACAAGAACAACAGGGATTAAAACCTTATTTTTAAGCCAATAGTTTATGATATGAAATCTCTTTAAATGGGCTCCTAGTTCTTTACCAGGCTCATAGATATTCCAACCCATTTTGTGTTTTAGCTTAAACAATTTTTTTCCAAAGATTTTTGTTGCAGGGTTTTTCTCTCCTATCAATGTATCATAAAGCTCTCTGATAAGAGTTCTTCTCTTAAGTTTTTGTTTTTTATTCTTCTCTTTCTTTATCTTCTTCATCTTCCAGCACCATCCATATCATTATTTCTTCAATCATTTTTATTCCCCCAGCCTCGACGGTGTGTTGTAAGATGTGACCTTACGAGCCAGGAATGACCTGGCAACTCCCCACGGAAACCACCGCCGATTTATTCGCTATTATTCCACAACGAGGAAATACTGCGGGCTGTCTAGGGAACATGATATTAATAATCTCAAGAGAGGGAAAGAGGAAAGCTCAGAACCTCTTTATTATGGCAATCCCTTGAGGTGATCCACTTACTTAGCAGTTCAATGAGCAGGATAACCACCCTCTTTCTTGTCGTTATATGTTTAATTCTCTTACCTTTTTTATATCTTTTCCTTTTTTCCAGGCAATATCGAATTGCTCTTTGGTCATATAACCTTGAATTCCATCTTCTCTTTTAACCAGGAAAACTCTTTCTTTATCCACTTTCTTGATAAGTTTCATTATCATAACCACCTTCTTCTTTAAGTTCTTTTGATTCTTCTTTGTTAATCTGCTCTTGCTCAAGGGCCAGTTCTTCTTTGAAATCTTCATCCATCTGTTTAATGCTTGGATCAATAAGAAACTTCTTATTAATTGACACAACTAATCTGCTTAAATCCAACAGGTTTAATCTGCTCCAATTAAAATTAGTTCCAAGCTGAGAGTTCAACTTCTGCATTAAGTGTGGTCTTGTTTTCATTAGAGTTGTGGGAATATCTTAGCCTGTGCATATTCCCGGATTTCTTTTGCAATATCTATTTTCTTTTCAAATGCTTCTTTGTTATTAAAGTCTCCATAAATCTTTACTGCCCCTCCTTTTGCAGGAGTTCCAATCTCTATGCTATCTGGACTGTCATTCTGATGCAATACTTTTGCTGTGATTATTTGTTCTTGTTCCAATTTAATTACCTCCTTTGTTTATTAACTTCTCTCCAAAAATTTCTTTTAATAAGCAAAAAGGTGGTGGTATCTCTTTCACTTCTTTTGAGAATCTAACAATAAACTCTTTCAATGCTTCTTTGAAATATCCCTCACATCTCTCTACTTGTTCTCTTTCTTTTTCCATAATTAATTTAAATGTATTCTCTCCTCTAACAATTCTTGCTTGTAATCTTCTAGCTTGATAGGGGTTTAGTTGAAAACCTTTTAATACTTCTAACTTTTCACTTAAGGTCTTTTTCTCTTCTATAATTTCCCAATCGCAGAGTATTGCACCAGTACTATCAATTAAGTTATCATTAACTATTTTCCAAACACTTCCATCACTCCAAGTTGCTCTCTTAACAGATTTTCCTTGTTTCATTACTTCAACAGCTTGTAAAAAACTTATTAGTTGTTCCATAATCTCATCTCCTTGTTTTTTATTTTTTTGCCATTCAGTGATTTCCTTGTATGATTTAGGATCATTAGCTTCTAAAAACTGCTTTAAATGATTTTGTGTCCAATCTCTTATTCTATAAGCAACCCACCATGGATAACCTGCTTTAACTACTTTCTTGTATTTGTCCCTTCGTTCCTGTGATGTTTGAACTTTGTTTATGAAGTTTCCCATTCATGTTTTTTCTCTCTTCTTTTTTATTTCCTGCTCAAGCTCATAGACTTCAGCTACAAGATCATCAATAACTAAATCAATTTTCTTTATGTGTTTGTCAATCTCTTCAAGCTTATCCTGTTTTTTTGGCATTGTTTCTATCCTCTGCAATATTTTTGAATTCTTCATTGATTAAGGTTCTGATTCTTTTGAATATTTCTTTAACTTTCTCATCAAACTGCTCGTCAGTTTCATATTCTATCGGTTCATCTCTTATACCGAGAGTAACCTTGTCATAATTCTGTGAAAGTGATAGTTCTATATTAACTTTTGTTGATTTCATTTAACTTCCTCATAAGTTTGTTTAAAAATTTCAGGTTTACAAGGATATATTTCTCCTCTAACCCCTTTGATAAGCCAATCTCCTTTACAACCAAACATATTTCCTTCTAAAGTTCTGATCATTACATCTTCTTTAAGAATTAAAGCTCTTACAACAACAGGTTTTTTCTTTACTTTTTTCCACTCTTTAAATATTGTATATTTAGTAATTATTCTCCTCTTGGTTTTGTATGCCTTATGACCTTTTAAATGACATTGTTTACATATTAAAATAAAATCTTCTGGAGTATAATTTAAATGGTGTACCTCTAACTTTTTTATTTTTCTACAATTAGG